GGGGTATTCACCCCCATGCGCACTTTAGCGCGTTAGTCCGCGGTCTACTTACAGCCACCCTAACGTGTTAGGGTGTCTCTACGTACGTCGTGCATTATTCGCACTTCAGTTTGTATATTTTTGCCGGTTTAGTCTCCGATAGAGGACCAAACAACCTTTTCTCTTACGAATAGATACGCTATTTATAGCCCCGTTAGTAGTAAGAGTCGGGATAGTAGTAAGTCCTAGAAATGCTGCTACATAGTAATTATGCTAGTGTTGTTTCAGTACATAAAATAGTCGACATGTAGTCGTTAAATTCTACTGGAGTTAGTAGTCGACCTATCATGATACAGGAGTATGTTGAGTAGGTAAACGATAACCCATCCTAGGACGGATGTAAAATTGAGCCTGGCAGATGGAAAGACATCACAAACCCAAGAAACCCCAAGATGAAGACAACTATCAACATTTTCGGTAAAAGCGCACGGACCTCGAGCACCGTCCATTGCAAAAATCTGGCTCATCTCGTTCAGATGACTGTTCCCCGTAAGGAGTACGATGATTCTGAGCATGAGAAAGTTACTTTCGTTTTCCAGAAGGGAGAGAAAGTTTGGAAGGTTGAAGTTGACATTGAAGTCACTCTTCATCCCGATAACCAGACTAATATTTTCCACCTGGTTACGCATAGTGACAAGGATGTCCGTTTCGTGGAAGTTAAATATACCACGACTTGGACTACCTGTGACTCCTTCACGGTTTCCTTGCGATCCCTTGATGGAGTGTGGACTGCCCATCTCGCATACGCCGACACCTTTCAAGGTTTCAAAACCATTGGTGGACACGGGCGTGTGATGAGGATGGGCGACCATTCCTTTCGCTCCACCGACTATGATGCAATCATTTCGTCGTTGGGTATGCGCCAGGATTGGGGTGAGGCACCACAAGACCAACCCAATGTAGCGATTGGATCGTCTGTGGACACTATAATCCCTGATGGCTATGATATTGAGCCTCAAGGTGAGGATAGTAGCCCCACTAAAAGAAAAGTTTGTGTTTGTGATGCTGTTTGTTTGCAATGTTTTGAAGTTTCTGGAGCATCAGCATGCGGAAATACACATGTTAAAGTTGATGAGTGCACTTTTGTGCCTTGTGGACCTCTGTGTATCCCCCGCGAAGCTCTGTTATGGGCCTATAACGATATGTATGCGTATATAGTTCGATGGGACCCAGAAAATAGAGCTGATTCTCATTCACGTTTTATGTGGATTGAGGAGTGTTATGCTTGTAAGTTGAATTCTTATAAAAGGAAAAATTTGCGAGATGCTATGGTTGATACAGCTGATTTGTTTCCTTTGTGTGAGCACCCTGCGGAAAAGCAGGCACGCACATTGGAGTATGTTAAATCAGAAGTATCTAATCGTGGTTACAAGCGTCAAAAACAATTGAAAACAGTTAAATTAGAAACAAATTTGGATTTTGGCATTGAGCCGCAGATGTTTGATACTATTGCGGCAGCTTTCAGTACGGCTAAGAATGCGGCTGAAGGCATCAATCATGTAGCCCGCGCCATTGATATGGCAGCGACAGAAGGGGTAAGAATGCACCCCGATACTCTGTCTAGATTTGATGAGTTAATAGCCTGTGGCAATGACTTGTTGAACAAGGGCACAACCCACCACGTAGAGATTTCAGTTCCTGAGCTGACTTTTGATAATATATTTTCATATCTCTATGAGCACCGTGGGAAGATTGGTATTTTTGTTTTGTTTATGTTAATCTTTGTTTTGTTGTTGCGTGGCTCTGATAGTACCATTGTAACAGCCTTGCTAGGTTTGGGCGCCGTTTTGATCAATCATTATCACGGCGAATATGTAAAACATATCTGGTATGGCGTGCAGTGTGCTATTACTTTGTATTATAATCGTGTTGAGCCACAGTCTTTTGAATTTCCCTGGATTGAAGCTATCCTTAAGGGAGCGTACCTTTTCATTTTTAAAGATTTTGCGAAGGACGTTATGGAGGGCCATTTTGCCACACTTTTTAAGAAAGTGGTGAATGCGCCTTCTGCTCTGAAGGGTGCTAGTGAGAGTGTGGACTTTTGGGTTCACTCTTTCCAGGATATTGTTAACAGTACAATTGAATTCTTTGGGAGTGATTATAGATTTTGTTTTGCGGCGGAACGCTACCCGCAAGTTCGTGAGATTGCGGATAGAGTCGCGTTGTTCATGGATTCTTATAACAAGAAGGGATCCATTGTGCTTCCCATGGCACAGACCAGTAGACGCCTGCAAGGGCAGATTACTGATCTCCAACTAAAGTATAAGCATGATAGAGATTTTACAGGGTCAAGAACCTTGCTCAATCAGTTACGCTCTAAGTTGGAGATGGTGGATCGTGAGTTGGAGTTACGCGGAGCAGGAAAAGATGTTACGCGTGTAGCTCCTAAAGCTTTCCTCTTTATGGGAAAACCGGGGATTGGGAAGAGCTATTTGCTTAGAAATTTGTGCACGATGGCTTTGTACCACCTATTCTCAGAAGATCCCGCTGCTGTAGATCAGATTAAAGCTAAGCAGGTGCGGGATTTTATATATACTCGGAACTCTGATGACAAATTTTGGGAGGGTTATTATAATCAGCCCATAGTGTATCTTGATGAAGTGGCGATGCAGAATGATACATCTGCAACCAATACTGAGACAAATGAGTATTCGTCATTCATTAAGATGGTCAATGATGTCACCTATCCCCTTATAATGGCTAATGTTGAAAAGAAGGGGATGACTGAATTTGACTCCGAGTTAATCCTGGGAACGACCAACATGCACCAGTTCAAGATTGATAGCATAAATAATAGAGATGCTTACGATCGGCGATGGTGTACGTATGAGGTTGAAGTGGACCCAAAATATGGAGAGGTTCACAAATTGTCTGGAACGGATACGGAGTATTACCGACCGGATTGGTCTAAGATCGACCCACAAGGTGTCGAATTTAAGGCCTTGTCCAAATTTTTGCGTTTCCGTCGCCGTGTGACTCTGTTTAGACAGGGTTACGAAGGCGATTGGATAACTATGGATCAATTAGTTGAGACAATCCGTAGATCTTTGGACGAACGATCGGTGCATAAGGTTGAGAGACAGGACCATGAAGACTTTGTGCATAACTACTTCTTCAATCAAGAAAGGAGGAGTGATAGTCCAGGTTCGTATCCAGACGTCGTGCCTCAGGGTCAAGACTGTGATGGCTTAACTATGTGCAAGTGTGTGCATTGTGTTGAGCGTTTTATGTGTTTTGGCCCGTATATGGAGGAGTCCAGATTAAGCGATTTTAGTGATGAACAAAAAGATTGCTATTCTGATGTGTTAAAGACTCCCTGGCACGTTTTGGAGGAGAACTTTTACAAGGGCTTTAGATCGGTGGTTAATACCGATTCACCTGGGTACCGCAAGAAAAGTGAGCGGTTGTGTGCAGCTCTTATAAGGAGCGTTCACAAGATCCAGTATGGCCCAGCCATTATGTACGTGCATGGCCAGATGATCAAGTCGGCCTATGTAGACATGATGGCTCCTCCATTGTCCAGCCGAATCCTAGGGTATTGCAATGATGCAGTATCTTGGGCAACCTATAGTGCCAAGGCACTGTGGAGGGAGGTTCTGTCTGAGGAGACTAGGCTTCTTTGGGACCATTGTAAGAGGTTCCTTAGGGCCTTTCTTGTGTCGTTCACCGTAATAAAATTGTTGCAGTGGCTTACAGCTAAAGAAAAGCCACAGAAGAAAGGTAAACGTCAGGCAAACCTTCGTAAGGAAGAAATTGAAGCTCAGTCGTTTGATACGAATGCTGATGAAATTCTGGAGAAAGTTACCAACAGGAATGTATATTTGATGGGTGACGACTTCAGTGAGCATTTAGGCTATGCTATGTTCATTACAGACCATATAATAGTGTTGCCTAGGCATTACGTTGAGCGATGGAAAATCCTTTATGCCGAAAAGGATAGTTTCAATGTCCATTTCCGTAGAGTGGGTGATGGTGTAAAGCACCAATTGATTAAGTTTGATGTGGCCCCCATGATTACGGAAAAAAATATATGCTACCCATGTGGGAAGCAGAGTGATTTAGTCGCTATATATCTGACCAATAGGTGTATTCAGCGACATGCCTCTGTTCGTAAGTACCTCATTCCAAATGAGGATTACGGTAAGCATGGAATGTGTGTAATGCCGTCTGTGGAGGACGGTGCGTTCACAGGCCTACTTGATGGGGAATATGTGGTAGACAAACCGCAAGTGACATACCCCATTAAAGGAGGATCGGCCACCATCATGCGTCCCATTGAGTATAGGATTCAGACGCAAGTTGGTGATTGTGGACTACCCGTAGCGATACAGAACCCCCAGTATAGATGTGAAAAGATATTTGGGATTCATACTGCGGGTTATAGACAACAGGCAGTGGGGATATCGCACCCACTAACGGTCGGTATGTACGATGCGATTGTGGACCATTTTGGAGAGCAGCACTCTCTAATTCACGCGCAGCATCGTACAGAGGCCAACGTACTCATCGACCTTAATCGGTCAGGTGGGGGTTGGAACGATTTGGCTCCCCCTCCTCAGGAGAAGAAAATCCCTGGGAAGGTTAATTTGGGATATGTGGAGCCAGCCAATCTGCCCAGTAGCACGTGTATACGGCGATCTCCCCTACATGGCAAAGTAGGGTACCAGCCAAAAACCATTCCAGCTCATTTACGAGAGTTTGAGCGTAATGGTGTTAAGATCGATCCTGCACAAATTGCGACAGAAAAGTACCACCATTCAATTGAAGCATTGGATTTGGATGTGCTAGACTGTTGCGTAAATCACTATACTGACCTAGTAGTGAACCACCCTCTCAGCAAGCTGGATGAGAGAGTGGGTAGACGAGTCCTTACCTTCCATGAAGCAGTGGCAGGTATCGATGGCGTCGACGGCTTAGATGGCCTTCCTCGGAAGACCTCAGCCGGATACCCGTGGGTCAAATTGCTGAAGGGGAAGGGTAAAACCGACTTCTTTGGCTCAGATGGAGATTATGTCTTTGATAGCCCCGAGTGCAAAGAACTCGAGGGGTATGTTAACGATATAGTTACCAGTGCAAAACAAGGCGAGCGGCTTATGCATGTCTTTATGGATTTCCACAAGGATGAGCGTCGGCCGCGTGAGAAGGTGTTAGCCGGGAAGACAAGAAAGGTGTCCGCATGTTCAGTGGAGACCTCTATTAGCATACGAATGTACTTCGGTGCGTTTGTGTGCTACTACATGCAGAATAGGATTTATAATCAATCTGCAGTAGGAGTGAATGTCTATTCCAGCGAGTGGGACCAGATAGCAAATTACCTGGGCCCAAACTCCCGCTATATAGCGGGGGACTTCTCCAACTATGATGGCAAACTTCCGTACTGTATTATGATTCGTTTCTTAGATACAGTTACAGCCTTCTATCGTGACAAAGGTAGTGAGGCTGAGAGGGTACGGGAGGTGTTGTTCCAAGAGCTTGTCAATTCCAGACACTTACTCAACGGAGTTATATATGAGTGGGTGGGCAGTAATGCCTCTGGTAACCCCCTGACAACAGTGTTGAACTCTTGGTGCAATAATGTCATTCTGCGATACGCCACCCTCAAGGTTTTAGGCGCAGATAATATGATGCAAGCACCCTCAAAGCTCAGACAGTTTGATGATTCGTTACGTTTTATGGTTTATGGCGATGACAATTTGATAGCCGTGGACCGTTCATCTGTTTGGGCACCTTTGTTAACTCAGGACTCGTATACCCAAGCTTTGGCAGAGATGGGGTTCGAGTATACCGATGAGATGAAAACCGGTGCTGAGTTATCACAGGATAGAAGCTTAGAGGAGGTATCATTCCTCAAGCGAAAGTGGGCGAGGACTTCCATTCACCCCAAGAGGAAGTGGTTGTCTCCCCTAGACACATCCACCATTTTAGAATCGATCCAGTGGACTAAGAAAAAGGACTTCCTGCATGACCATGTGCGGGATAATTGTCTGAATATGATACTGGAACTCTCTCAACATGATAAAACTGTGTTTGATGAGTGGACTCCTAAGATAGTGGAAGCGTGTCAAGAGCACCTGAATTACTCCCCGATTCCAAATGATTACCGTAATTGTCAATTGACGGTGATCACTCGGGAGAAGTTGTATTAGGTGCGAAAAACCCGCCTCAAAGGCCCGGGGCGGTTAGATGAGGGGCATCAATTGGTAGGAATTTAACACGAGTTTCCGATGATCGGATGCCATGTAGGATTCTGGTGGACCTACCCAGGTGCGCTATTTAGCGTAATTGATCCGGCTACCTGGAGAGCATTCCTCTCAAAAGCCTTGGCTAAACATTGCCCTTTGTGTTGGGTTTACACAGGGGGTTAGACCAGTAAACCCGCCGATTCTTCAATTGCTGATATGGGAGAGAAATCGTTGCCGGATAATGGCACTCCCGTCGTGGATGGTGAACACCAGGGAACCACCACGTTTACGACAAGTGTAGAAGCGAAGGGTTATGATCGTCACGCTTCAAGCGTTGATCCAATGAACGATTATGACCTAGAGGTTGATGACATCAAGAATATTGCTGATTTCTTGGCCAAACCGATGCCAGTAGCATCAGGCGCCTTCACGACTGCAAATACGTGGGGTGATCTTTTGTATTCTGGCGATTTGTTCACTTTGCTAAATGCTCAAACAATTTGGACAAGCAAGATCCAGGGTTTCTTGAATATGCGCGGTAATGTTAAGTTGCGCTTAGTCATCAATCCAACGCCTTTCCAAGCAGGACTACTGAGAATGAGCTATTTTCCTTGTGAGAATCAGTTGCAACAAGAAGCGACAGCTCATGTTTATAATCGAAAAACTATATCTCAGTTGCCAGGTGCTTATCTCAGCCTTAAAGATAATTTTGTTGAGATTACGGTGCCTTATATTGCGCCTACTTCTTTCCTTGAGAGGGACCAAGTTGCCTCGGGCAACCATATCTCTTGGGGTAAGGTGTATTTGCATGTTTTTGAGATTCTCAGGACAGGAACGGGTCCAACGTCAATTAATTGGACTTTGTGGATGTCTATTGAAGATCTTGAACTCTCCGGGATGGTTCAACCTCAGATGAATGATGGTACTCGGAGTAAAGGTAAGCGTAAGGTTAGGCCATTGGCACCGCAGGATAGAGAGGCGAATTCTGGTAAGGGGCCTATAGGTAAGATTATGTCATCCGGCGCGACGCTCGCCAATGACTTGTCTGCCATTCCAATTTTGGCTCCAATTGCCAAACCAGCAGCATGGGTAGCTTCAGCTGTAGGCGCCTTCTGTGATTCGTTAGGATGGTCCAAACCAACACTCACGGAAGGCCCATGCCCTCAGTGGATCAACGCACATACATATGCGGTGAACACGAAGGGCAATGATAACGCAGCCCCGCTATCGCTGGACCCAGACAATAAGATTATGCCAATTTCAGATGCCAGTCCAGGCAGTCTAGACGAAATGAGTTTCAACTTCGTCAAAACTAGGTGGTCATACCTATCTGATCTAGCATGGTCATCTGCGTCAGTAGCAGGAGATTTGTTGTACAATTTGCCCGTTAACCCCATAAATTTTAGAGAATCGTCCATTGTGGGTGGTAATACGGTTTATACGAATACTCCATGCTCAGTTTTTGCTGAGATTTTCCAACAGTATCGAGGTTCTTTTGAGTTTCGCGTACGTCTAGTTAAAACAGGGTTTCATACAGGCACTCTAGCTGTGGGATTTGTCCCCGGCCTAAGAGCGTTGGTACCGTCGTATGCAGATTCAGCGTACACGTATCGTCAGATTATTGATATTCAGGACGGAGATGAGTTTATCTTTAATCTGCCCTACATGATTCCCCAAGACTATGTGAATCGTGATGATTCTATTGGAAACTTCTTCATTTACGTTGTGAATCCGCTCGTAGCCCCCGCGACAGTTTCTTCCACTATTGATATATTTTTGGAAGTTAGAGGTGGCAATGATTTGGTTTACGCCGTACCGAAAGGCCTCACTGTGAGTCCCATTATTCCTCAGGGAGTAGACACGCAAGAGGAGGGTGAGTCCACGACGCTAACTATGGGCTCGCGGTTGCATGATTTAGGAAATGTTCATCATGCTTCACTTTCGGTTGGAGAGATTCAGCAGTCGCTTTTAGAAGTCTTGAAAGCAAACTATAACTTGGCTTTCAATGCGACAAGTACATTTCCGACTTCTGGGTCCGGTAATTACTACATAGGTACTAACCGTTTGTACGCAATGAGATACAACGGTGTCACAACCACTAGTTCAGAGCTAGGGGGTGATTTGATTTCCTTTGTGGGTAGTTTTTATGCGTTACAGCGTGGATCACAACGCTGGCGCATCGTACCCTATGATCATGCCGCAACGAACCAATCGTATCGTGGCATGTTCTTGTCCAATGCGAGTGTGGATGGATGGAGCAACGGTCCGGCACTACCAGGTCAAACATGGTGGTCTGCAGATTTACCCAATGTAGCTGCAGATGCAGCTTGGTCGTCGATGATTTCGTCCACTAATCCTGCAGCAGGTTCAGGTGCTGCTGGATATTCTAATCGCGCTTATCAAATTCCAAGTATCAATGGTGGTGTGGCTGTACAAGCTCCCTTTTATTGTAAATATAGGTATGAGCTGAACCACTTGGTAAGCGCTTTTGGACAGAGCCAGCTTTCGTTTACGACCAACAATGGAGTGGCGTTTTATACTTCAACCATTGCACGGAACCTGGTTACTCGCGCATTAGGCGATGACTTCCAGTTCGCCTATTTTGTAGGTATCCCTTGCTATACTCATTCGAGAACGAAGTTTAGCAACTATACCTAAAACTGGAGGAGATTTGGTCCCATCTATAAAGGGACTGATTGGCAGCAGGGATTTGCCATATAGTGGCTAACCACCATGACTTATGGAATTTCTTATCCCGGGGAATAGCAACCCCCCCAATCCCTATGCAGCTCGTGCGACGTAAAGTACCAAGCCTACTCCGTCGCATAGTAGACTTTGATCCATGGCGGCTTTGTTAAGCCATTGGTCCTTCCCTAGTATTCCTTAGCAGTACTATGGTCGGTTGCACCCCCCCCGAACACGATAGCGTGGTGGCTAGTGAGTAGAGGGGACTCTTTTATTTCTGT